TCCACCTGATCCACCACTGCCTCCAGTACTTCCAGGTGTTCCACCTCTTCCTCCACCAGTAGAAGTAATTGTTGTTAATCCACTTCCAGAAATAGATGTGTCTGAACCATCACCATTAGCCGAACCACCGTCTCCAATCGTGACTGTATATACAGTTCCTGGTGACATATTTTGTGTTGATGTTCTGTAACCACCAGCACCTCCCCCAGCACCATCATCATTACCACCTCCTCCGCCTCCAGCAATAACTAACATATCTACTGAATATGCTTGTGGAGTTTCTAAAGTCACATCATCATCAGTAGTTGGTATCCAACCTTGTGTTGAGCCTGAGTAAACTATTCTAATTGATTGACCATCAACATTATAAATAGGTTTTGGAGACGTTTGCCCTTGAAATTTATTTGAACCTTGATCTAATGTTAAATTTGCTGTTGCAAAGTTTCTTGTAAAATCTACAAATTCTATTGTATCTCCTACACTTGGAGAAGTTGGTAAATCAATTTCAAAAGCACCACCATCAGTATTTACAAAATAACCTTCTCCAGCCGAAGCTGTAAAGTTTGCAGTTTTAACTGACGATTGCCAATCAGTACCACCTGATGCACTTGCAAAAGACAAAGTGCCCGAACCATTTGTTTTTAAAAATTGATCTGCTGAACCATCTGCATTTGGAAAACTTAATCCATCTAAAACTAAATTACCTGACCCTTTTGGTGTTAATTTTAAATCAATATTTGTGTCGTCTCCTGTTGATGATAATTCTGGACCATTTCCTGTTGCAGAATTTGTTACTGTAATTTCGTTTACTGCACTACCTGTTTCTATAAATTTTAATAATTCTCTTGTACCATCACCAATTGCATTTCCATTTACATCTAATTGACCACCAAGTTGAGGAGAAGTATCTCCTACTAAATCTGCTACTACTGTTGAGTCTAAAAAATTAACAGTGTTTGCTGAATAATCTATTGTTGCAAAACTTATATCATCTGACCCATCAAAAAACTTAATAGTTGGACTTGAGGCTGATGTTGTATCTAACCACATTGTACCAGCAGCTGCACCACTTGGTCTTGATGTACCAGAGTGCATTGTATTAATTGCTGAAAGTGCATTATTTAAATCTGTCCTAAATGACGGAAAAGACTGATTCGCAATGTTCATGTCATGTTGTGCCATAATTTCTTATACTCCTTTTAAAATCCTTTTGCAATAAAATCAAACGTTTTTGATACTGCTGAATTAGAACTATTTTTAAAAGTTACATCAAATCCATTAATAGTTTTATTTTCAACAATAAAAAAATCTCCAGTGGCCATATCTTCTGCAGTTATACCAACTGCATAATTAACACTTTTAAATGGATTTGTAAATGTCACACTTTTAGTTCCAGCACCAGAACTTATATCATTTCCGCTAAATATTCTATCTTGCATATCTACTGTTACTGTAACTGCTGATACAACTGGTGTAGAAGCGCCGTCTCTTGAAATTAAAACTACTCTAAATTTAAAATATCTGGCAGTATATTCTCCAATTACAAATGTTCTAAAATCAGTGTATGTGCTATTATCATCTGAAGTTGCAATCTCAATATGTGCATTACAGTTTGCTGGTGTGTCTCCATCAAAGTTAGAACTAGCAGAGTCAAAATTGCCACTTCTATTGTCAAATAAGTCGTCTGGGTTATCTGAAGTTTGAGTTAAACTAGCAGTAATTCTTGCTGTATGTTTGGCACCAATATCAATAACATTTGCAAACTCATAATTACCACTTGATTGAAAGTCAGCATTTGCAACACCAGAGTCAAAAAATCTAGTTGTTTCGTCATCAAAATCACCACTAGCACTATCAAATAGTTCTGACGAATCTAACTCAATTGCATTATCTGTGATAACAGTATTTGTTAAAGTTCCACCAAATGATGGGTGTTCTGATTGAGTTGCTACTGCATTAAAATTTAAAGCACTTGTAACATTAGAAATAATTGCAGTTGCGTTAGAACTAAAGTTTCCAAGTTTATCTACTGCTTTAATTAAATATGTTCCTGTTCTAGCTGGAACAGAAATAGATGTGGCTGGTCTTGATACTTTCTCAACTAATGCTACCGAGTTTTGCCAATCAGCAGTTCCATCAGTTGCTTCTGAAAATCTTAAATTATAAAATGCCAAATCTAAATCAGATATTTGTTCCCAAGACAAATGAGCTTCTTGTCCTAATATATTACAAGATAAACCTGTAACATCAGAGGGTGGTGCAATAGCCCCTATGATAGTTCTTTGTGCAGATACATAAGTTGATGATACCCCAAATGTGTTTACTGCTTTAACTCTAACGTCATAGGTAGATTGGTCTATTACATTTAAAACTCTATGATTTAATCCTGACCCTTGTGCATAAATAATAAAATTAGAGTCTGTACTTAATTTATATTCTACTTGGTAAAAATCTATAAACGAATCAGGACTTGCACCAATGGCAACATCTAGTGCTACAATAACTGTTCCATCGTTATATTCAATCAATTGGTCAGATAATGTAACACTTGCTGGTGGTTGAACAGTAAATGGATTAGGTAAATTAGTAGATGGTGTAGAACTAACTTGTGTTTTTGTTGCCCATGTATAGTGACTATCTTGATGCTCTATTAAATCTAAACCTATTGTGTAATCTTCATTAAAAGACATAGATATAACTCTAAAATTTTTAGCACTAAATCCCAACGAAGAGTGTGTTATTGCAACTATATCTCCTATTGCTAAATCATATGCATCAAAACCAACAGTTATACTTAATGACAAAGACTCTCTTGATCTTCTCAGTATAATCTCTGCCATTTCCTCTGCCTGATATGGAGAAGTTATTGTTTTAAAATCAAATCGTCCCTCAAGTAAAAATCCACCATCTGCAGTTTTCATTGTTGCATGTTGATCTGCACTTGTTAATCCACTATCATCTATTGGTGGAAACTGAACTTCGTCCACTTGAAAATTACGATCAGGATTTACAAATGAAACTATAACTCTGTTATACCTATCATTTTTATTTGGAGAAGATAAATTATATCCACCTATAATATCATCTTCTGTTAATGTTATTGATGCACTGCCTGTTGTTTCAATAACCAATTTATATTTACCAGATGTGTAAGGCAAATATCCTCTACAACCTTTTACTAATTCTCTAACATTTTCAATTACTTTTTTTGAAGTATCTAGCACTGCATTTGTATCAAATATATTTATATCACTTGCACTTGAATAAGGTGTTACTTGTGTACTTGCAACAACAGAGGCATCATAAAAACTTTGTAAATCAATATCTGATGTAGCTAATCCTTTTCCATATCTTGAGTTTCTTAAATAATCTAATAAACAAAAAGCTGGATTAGTTGAAAAAGTAGGACTAGACTCAACTAAACTTGAATTTAATGTAACTACTTTCTTTCCTTTTATTTTTGCTTGAACTTTTGGTATTGAGCTAAATACATCCTGGTTCCATTTAAAACGAAGTGCCAAATAACAAAGACCACTTAATTTGTGATTACTACCCCAATTTGATAATGTTGATAAAAGAGAAGATGCAGATTGACCATCTGTTCCAAAATGTGGTTCTACCCTAATTAAACTTGCACTATCTTTATAAAAATTACTATCTCCACTTCCAACTTCTACTTCTGTTCCATCAGATAAAGTACTTGCCCATGTAACAGCTTTGTCATCTACTCTTATTTCTTCTATTGAGTTGATTTCTCCCTCTGCCATAACGATTGCCATATATAAATATGTATTATCTGTTCCAGAAGTTTCTAAAAATACTCTTGTGCCACCAACTAATCTTTCTCCATATATAACAGGAATATTTGCATCATTAGATTGTTTATTTACTAATATACCTTTTTCAAAATCATCAAATTCATCTACACCAAAATCAGGAACATCTACTTTAGGTGCCAACCAAGATATTGCTTTTGTAAATATTTTAATAGGTGCAGTAATTATTTTTCTTACAGCTCTAAAAATTTTTTTAAATGGCATTATGCTCTACCCCACTTAACATCAAGCACAGTTTCTGAACTAAAATCCATACCTACATCTGTTGAAAAAAATCTTTGTTGTGATGTATTGTTTGTTTTACGACCATTCTTTTTTTCAAAGTCTGCCCAATGTGATACAATTGATAATGCAACTACACTGTCGTTATCTGTTTCTTGTATTGAAAATTCTTCTATTTGCCCTTTATATAATAAAAAGGGATCTGCAATTACTGCATTTGAACTATTTAAAAAAGCTCTAAAAATATCTACAGAATCGTTAATTACATTTTCGTTTAACACAGTTGAAATAAATGTTTGATCTGCACCAGATAAATTTAAAGATATACTTGATTTACTTAATTCTGTTTCTTCAGAAAAATTTGAAAGACCTAATATAAAGTCACTTGCACTATAAGTAACACTAGAACCAGATACAGAAGATGTTATCGGAAAAGAACAATCAGTGATATTAACAGGAGTACCGAAACCAATAGTAATAAGGTGTATTGGTCGTATATCATTTGTTGCCAGTTCTGTCTTTACTGCTGATGTTAAGCTTCTCGTCATATAATTCGTATGTTGTTCTTACTATTTGTTCTGTACCTTTTAACATAACAAAACTAAAAGTTCCATTAGGAATAGCATTTAGTTTTAAATCATTTTTTATGGCATCAATCTCATTTTCATCTACTACTTTTTCTGCAAAAAAATCAGCAGTTACATGATGTCTAATAAGATATTTTGCCATTAAAGAGCTTCTTCAACATCAAATTCAAATTGATATAGTAAATTACCATCTTTGTCTGAACCTACTGCACCAAATTCTTGAACATCATTAGTAAGATGTACTGTAAATGGTACATTATCATAAGTAACAAGAGAGTCATCTGCCAATGCAGTTAGTAATGGTGGTTCTATTGTTACAGTAGCCGCATTAGATGATGATGTTACATCTGCAACAACCATATACACTTTATCATGTGATGCAAATTTTATAAAATCACCAGCTTTAAATCTTCCAGCACTATCTCCAGCAAATGCGTCCATGGCAATTGTCGTATCACCTACTGCATGAACACCATTAACTAATACTGTTCCTGTTTCACTTCCTCTGGCATCTTCTATTTCTGGTGGGATTATTGTAAAATTTTCTTTTCCTGATCTTTGCTTAATTATAAATGCCATCAGTTCTCCATATACGTCTGATCTCTTTGCAGTTATTATTCTTGCAGTAAATCCAAAT